AATACAGATTTCTTTCCTACAAAAAACTTACCATCTGCTGGGTCGATACCAGCAAAGATTGCCGGAGCTCCATCCCACTTAACTGTCATGTTAATAGATGAACGACTTGCACCAGCAAACATATCTCTTAGTGACTGTACAAAGTTTATGGATGCACGACCACCTGTGATACCATAGTTAAGTATCTCATCTTCTATATGTTCTAGATGAAGGTTCTTTCCACCTTTATCTTCGAATAATATTTGTTCTGCTAGACTGTTCATCTGTTAAAAACTCCGCTATACTGCATTTTTAAACTACTAAATTTTGCAAGTCTTCCTAAAGTTGAAAGTTTTTTATCTTTTCTAACACCAGCATCACTTCTGATTGTCATTTTTAATTTTTTTTGTTCAGTTGGTGTATCAATATCAATGAACCACTCTTGAACAGAACTTTTATTTAAATATGCGTTAAATTTAGTAACTAGTGGTAATAAACTTACCAAATTATCTCCCTTTTGTTCTGCTGAATTACCTACTGCCTTTACTAATATTAATGGAACAGCTTGCCCTTCCTTTTGTAAATTGAAGTTATCAAAAATCCAAGATTTAAATTCTTTTAAAGATAAACTATTAAGTGCTTTGCAAAAATATCTTCTTGAAAGAAGTGTTTGTTTAACATACAATTCATTTGCTGTTGTTTCATCTTGAAGAAAAAAATCTAAATATAGTTGTCGTATCTGTGCTGTTCTAGTTCTATCACCATCTGCATAATTACCTTTTTTAGCAACCTCACTTACGCCAGGAATTTTAGAGTATATGGTAGTCCACATATCACCTTCTAATTTAGTTAAAAAATCTTCTTTACCAATCCTTACAAGTTGAGTTTTAACATATGTATTTAATAGAGGTTCAGCAGTTTTTTTACCACCTGCTTTTAAACTTATACCTAATATTTCATTATTTTTAAAAAATACAAAAATATCTCCAGCATGACTTTTTGGAATACCTCTTGGTTTCTCTCTATAACCCCACATGACATTTGCAATCGGTTTACCAGCATTTAATTCATAAAGAAAGTTTGTTATGCCTATTGCATTTTCAACTTTAGTTTTGACAAATCTATCTTCCATAGTTGTGAGTTTATCAATCAATATTTTACCAGCTTTTCTATTGTTATCTGTAACAAATGTTTTTTTAGAAACTCTTTTCATTTCACCAAGTTTATATAAAAACTTTTTAAAGTCTTCTACATTTGATGGTTTGAAATTACTATTGAAAGCTAAACATGGAAACAATTCTGTTATGGAAGCGTTATCTGTTGTTAACCCAGAAGCTGGTGCCTCAGTCAATAATGACTGAACCTTCTCTACTAGTTCTGTATGTTTTTGATAACGAGCAGGTCTTAACTGACTCATAGATTGTCTAAAAGACATCAATTTCTCCATTTAAATATAGTTTATGTATCTATTTATTAAACTTTTAATTTAGAGAATTTGTCGTATTTGTCTTCTTTAGATTGTTCTTGCCCCGTTTTTGAGAATGGATTGATATCATCTGGTCTACCAGATAGATTAGGGCCTTGTCCTTTACCAAATCCTTGTCCTTTATCTGCAACAGGCACTTCACTTTGACCGTGGTCTACAAGTTCATCTTGTGCTTTGAGTTCTACATCAAAGAGTTTCATCTTAGTTCTATCTATTCCAATGATGAATCTCTTGTTCATTGTAGGGTCGTTGTATCTGTTCTTTAATTGTTTGACACAAATCTGATTGAGTTCATTTAGTTCTTCTGTAGCTATCAATGCAAACATTAAATCGGCAGTTGCTGGTAATCCAAAACTTTCTGCAGTATCTTCTAGTCCAACATCAGTATTTGAGAATCCACTTCTAGTTGTCTGAGTTGCAGACATAATAGGTACATTCGTTTCTACTGCAAGTCCTCTGAGTTCCTCTGCAATCGATTTAATAATCGTATAAGAGTTCATATTATTTCCAGCTTTAAATCTACTTGATGCACAAATGTTTAGATAATCAATAAAGATGATATCTGGTTTGAAAGATTTCTTGATTGCAAGTTCTTTTAATAGTCCTCTGAAATGTCCACTATGGGCAGATGCAGTTGGATACTCTTTTATAATCAGTTTACCTTTTGCTTTCTTTTGTAATTTTGCAATCTTATCATCAAACATTTTCTTAGGTAAGTCATGTAAATCTGGGATACTAATATTCATCATGTTAGCATCTATTCTCTCAGCAATTCTTTCCTCTGCCATTTCTAAAGTAATGTATAAAACATTCTTTCCTTGTGATAAACAATTTGCAGCTTGATGACACATGAATAATGATTTACCAACACCAGTTCCAGCAAGTGCAATATTCAAAGTCTTTGGTGGAAGTCCACCTTTAGTAATCTTGTTGAAGAATTCTAAGTCAAAAGGAATTCTTTCTTCTTTGTGATGATAATAATCAAATCTAGCTTCTGAATCTTCTAGATAATCATGTCCAACAGAGTTATCAAATGAAACTGCAAGAGCTTCAGTTAGAATACTTGGAATTGATTCTGGTGTTTTATCTTTAGACCTACCATCTATAATACTAATACCCTCAACGATTGCATTGTAGATTGCTTTATCTTTTACAAACTTTTCTGTGGTATCTACTAACCAATCGAAATCTATCTTCTCTGGGTTAAGAGTTTTTATTACCTCAATAATATTTTTGTGTTCAGTATCATTTAAATCTTTTCTTGTGCTGACTTCAATTTCTAATGATGTTTGTGTTGGTATCTTATTATACTTGTCTACAAACTTTTGAATTTCATCAAAAATAATTCTTTCTGTTTTATCATTAAAATATTCTGATTTTATAAATGGTAAAACTTTTCTTGTATAATCTTCGTTGTTTAGAAGATTAGTTAGAGTTGTCCTTTCTATTGTCTGATTCTGCATTTTGTTCCTCAATTATGTCTACTAAAATATCACCTATAAGATTCATAAAATCTTCTCCAAAGTCCTCTTTTGGTATTGCATTGTTATCCACAATATCAAATTTAAATTTAAATGGCATATTACCATCTTGTGTTTCTTCACCTAAAGAAACATTTCCATACTTATAAACTACACCAGCATACTTACCACCCTTGATACCAATACAAGTTTGGTCTTGTTTTTTACTTTCTACATAAACGTATGATTCTTTAATGTTAGGCATAATGTAAATAAGTTTGCATGATATACTTCGGTTCGTTTATTGGTTTTGTTCCAGCATGTAACCAAGGCCACATTGGTGGGAACATTAACATACTACCTTTTTTACAATCGGCATGTGTTTCTAATCTAGGGAATGTAGTTTTACCTTCATCATTATCTGAAAGATATATGAAGAAAACTAAAAACCTTGTAGATGTTGGTTTTGATTTTACATCAACATGTGGTCTAAATTCATCATGGTTATTTGGTAAGTATCTTTTAATACGAATGGGTTCCCAAATATATTTAGTTGGCATCTGTTGTGGTGAAACACCTGTGTCTTTTAAATAAGTTGTAAAACTATTTGTAAAGACTTCTGTAAATGTTTCTATTTCTGATTTCCAAATCTCAGGTTCGTTTGCCATTCTTATTTGTGTAAAAACCATTCCTCTGTCATCAAATGATTCGTGTTGATTTTCAAACTGTTTAAACTTGTCTACAAGACTGTTGCAAGTTTCTGTATCAAGTACATCATTATATTTTCTTATTAAGTTATCCATTATTTTTCACCTTTAATGTCCAATCTATTGCTATTCTTTTTTTATCTGTAAGTATATCTTGAGCTCTATGTGGCACTCTTGGGTCAAATATTATGAAGTCGCCTGGTTCTGGTGAATGTAAAACTCCACCATGTTCAAATCCACCACCATAAGATTTTTTCCAATCTGAATTTAATATTCCCAATACTTTAATGATTGGTGTGTCTTTCAGTTCATCTTTCTGATGGTCTGTATGCACATTATCTTCTCTATGTTCATCTTTCATAGAGATACCACAAAACAAAAGGTCTAGGGGAACATTCACATTTTGTTTTTTTGCAGTTTCATGTATCATCATTAACAAACTCATAGACACACCGCCCAAAAATTTATCGTGCATAGTGTCACCTTGTATGACATCTATCTTTGCATGTTTATCTTCAAAGGGTTTACCCATAGGATAATTAAAATTCCATTTAGTAGATTTCGTAACTTGATGTTTAAAGAAATCTAAAAATAATTTTGAACAACAACCTTTAACTATCGTTGCCATACTTAAACTCTTTTGTTGCAGCTTCTTCTAATTGTTTCATTATATCTTCTGTAAAATATTTTTCTGGGTCATTATTAATTGTTTTTGCATATTGTTTAGTACCATCTGGTAATTCAATACGAGTTGATATTTGTTTAAATATTCCATGTTTTAATGCTAAGTCAAGTAATCCATAATACCTATCAAGTCCTTTATCATAAGTTAACAAAACATCAACCATTTTATTTTCCACAGTCAATCTTGATTTATGATTCTTACAATGAATTATATTACCAACAACTTCTGTACCATCTTTAAATTTTTTCTTTGAAAGATATATGATACTTGAAGCAGCATACTTCAATCCACTACCACCACCCATTTCTTTTTGTGGGAACATAGAACCTATGACATCATAAGTATGATTCGTTACAACCATTGGTACTTTTGCTTTACCAAGTTTTAAAGTTAAAACTCTAAATGTAGCTTTTAATATTTGTGACCTTGACATATCTCTAGTTTCTTTTCCAGCATCTGTATCTTCTACTTCTTTAGTAGTTGATAACATACCAAGTGAATCTAAACATATAAAGAGTGGTCTTCTGACATCTACATCTTGTTGTATATACCTATCTAATACTTTTAATGTTTGGTGTCTAAACTCTTGTACAGTTGTTACAGGTAGTATCACCATTCTATCTGCATCTATTCCTCTATCAACAACCATCTGTTTTGTGATTGCACTTTCTGATTCAAAGAATACAACACCAGCATTTGGATTCTTATCTAGGAAGTTTTTAACCATTCCCATAAGAAAGAAAGTTTTACCTGTGGCACTTTCTCCAGCCAAAGCAGTAATTTTGTTTTGTGGAAGTCCACCATAAAGTGAACCAGAAATTAAAGCATTGAATATGTGAGAACCTGTATCTATAAAATTCACTACATCTCCTGCCTCAATACCTTCTGAAACTATTCCAGCATATTCGTTACCAGTTTCTTTAATAATATCTTTTAAAAAGTCATTCATTTATTTCCCCTATTTAATTGCAATTGCACCAACGAACATATGATTACGCCAGAATGGTTGTGCAGTTTTAAAACCAGCACATTCTAACATACCTTCTAACTCTTTCCAAGTATTAGGTTTCAACATATTCCTTAATGTTTTTTCTTTTTCTAATATATCTTCTGAATTGAAATGTTTTCTTTTGTAATCATAAAAATTAAAAGTTATCATTTCTTGTAATCTTGAATCTTCACAAACTGTTTTTTCTGCAAAGATAAACGCACCACCATGATTCAGTCCATTGTAAATATTTTGTAATACATTAAATCTATCCTTTCTAGGCATAAACTGTAATGTAAATATTGATGTTACTAAACTACAGTTTTTAAACTCGTAACTACGAACATCTTTTTTTTCAAAATTAACAGAGGCCCAAGGATTTTCACTCTTTATTCTTTTGTGTCTTGTATCAAGTTCTGTGAAGAAACTTGGAGCAAGTTCTATACCAACATAGTTAGCATATTTACAAAATGATTCATTGCCTTTTACGAAGGCCTCTGTTAATTTACCTGTTGAACAACCTATATCAACAACATTTGTTTCATCTTCTACAAAGTTTCTAGATAGACTAACTACATCTTCTAGTAGATTTGTATATCCACGAATTGAATGTTCAATATGGTCATCAAAACCTTCTTCTCTTTGAGCGAAGGTAAAGTCATAATTTTTAGACATTATTTTTACTCCAGTTTATATTGCCATTATACATGGTGTAATCATGTTTTGTCAAGACTTTTATTATAAGGTTCTATTACATTCTTATAAACAGACTCAGCAATGGCTTTCATCATTAAAGAGGGTACCATTCTACCACATCTTTCTGTCTTCTGTGACATAGAACCAGTAACTATGAAGTCATCTGGTAATGACATTATGCGTTTTATTTCTTTGATTGTTAATCTTCTTTTTTCAATAAAGTGACAGACATCTGCATTTGTTGTAATTGTAGGAGCTGGATGGTGTCTAGACATCTTCTTAACATTGAAATGCCATCCTTTAGGATGATAATCATTTCCCCCTAATACTTTGTCTGGGTCATCTGGCATAAGAGATGCTGTGTCCTTATAGTGTGCTGATTTTATCCATGTGTCTGTACACCATTTAACTTCTTCTGAATCTAACTCTAAGTCCTCTAATGCTTCTTCAGCTGTTACTATATCTCTACTTTCTTCTGGGAAGATACTAGCGATGTTCATAAATGTTAATCCTATTGCCTCTGTAACATCTTCACGAACAGCTATAAAGATAACACGCCTTCTAGATTGTGGTACTCCAAAGTGTGATGCATTTAAAATTTTATATGATACATCATAACCAATTTTTTCAAATGTATTTACAATCTCATTTAATTTAAGTTTAGCTTCTCCTGCCACTAGACCTGCGACATTTTCACCTATAATAACTTTAGGTTTTATTTCTTCTGCAACTCTAAGATATTCAAAAAATAAGTCTTCAATATTTTCTACTACTTTATTGTCTGAATACTTTTTAGTTTTACCCCAACCATCAGAATGTTTTGAACCAGACTTTCCTAATGTACCACACATTGAAAATGCAGAACATGGTGGGGAACCATCTAATATGTCTAATTCACCTTTTTGTATTCCCGCAGTTTCTAAAAAGTCTTTACCTGTAAGTTCTTTTATATCATCAGGTAGTATTTTTGTATCTGGGTAATTTTCTTTGTAAGTAATTCTTGCTTGTTCTACAAACTCATTTACACAAAGTATGTTTCCACCAGCTAGTCTATAACCAGTAGATGAACCACCACCACCAGCAAAGGTAGATATGACACTAAACTTATTTTGTGCCGATGCTTCTTTTACATCTTTTAAATTATACTTTTGATATTTCATTATATGGTTTCAATACTTTTTCATAAATTGATTCTGCAATTGCTTTCATCATTAGTGGTGGTACCATTCTACCACATCTTTCTGCTTGTTTATTAAAACTTCCTGTTAGTTTAAAGTCATCAGGTAATGACATTATTCTTTTTACTTCTTTAATTGTAAATGTTCTAGGTTCATGCCAGTGCATTGCTCCAGCATGTGCTGTAATTGTTGGGGAAGGTTTAAATCTTGAACATTTTTTCATATTAAAAAAATGACCTTTAGGATGATAGTCACCACCTGTTTCTACTTTCTTAGGGTCATCTGGCATATCCAACCAAGTTTCATGATGTGATGTGCCTTCAAATTTTTCTATTAATGTATCTGCTTCTTTTCTATCTACTTCTATTCCTGTTAAACAATCTTCTAATGTAACCACTTCATTACTTTCTTGTGGGAATAAACTTTGAATATTCATGAATGTTAATCCTATTGCCTCTGTAACATCTTCACGAACAGCTATAAAGATAGTTCTCTGTCTTGTCTGTCCTACTCCATAGTGTACGGAGTTTAAAACTTTATATGATACATCATATCCTATTTCTTCAAATGTGTTTACAATTTTGAAAAGATAGTTTTTTGCTTCACCAATAGTTAATCCTTTTACATTTTCAGCAACAATTACTTTAGGTTTTAAATCTTTTGCTATTCTTAAAAACTCAAAGAATAAATCCTCTATGTTTTCTACTTTCTTACCATCAGAATAACTTTTAGTTTGACCCCAACCTTTAGAGTGACTACCTTGTACCATTGCACCAGATACAGAAAATGCAGAACATGGTGGGGAACCATCAAAGATATCTATGTCACCATACTTGTTAAAATCTTCTGCAGTAAGTTTTTTTATATCATCTGGTAGTATAGGTGTATTAGGATAGTTTTCCTTATATGTATTTATTGCTTCTTGAACAAACTCATTCACACAAAGTATCTTACCACCTGCCAAACGATATCCAGTAGATGAGCCACCGCCACCAGCGAAAGTTGATACTACTGTAAACTTTTCTTGTTCAGAAGCCTTAACAACATCTTTTAAATTATAAGGTTTATATTTCATACATATTCTTCTAGTGTTGATGTATTTTCCATTTCATACCAATCTCTATAAACATCTAACATTCTAGTCCTATTCTTAAAGTTAATTTCTTTATTTTTTAATAAAGTTTCAAATAGTTTTATTACTCCACTTCCTATTTGCAAATTTAAATGATTCTCTACTTTACCTATTTCATTAAACTCATAAAATCCATTTCTTACATGATGTTTTTGAAATGGTTTATTTAATTGTTCATGATTGTGTTTGTAGAAAAATTCTTTTACTGGTGCTGTTAAGTATGGTGTTATAAGATTTTTATTATTCATTTCTGCAACTTTATTATGCCATATGTAACCAGCTTGATTTTCTTTTTCAAAATAATTATCTCTAAACTCATTAAAGTTATCACCTTTATAATGTATCATAGCTTTTTTACTTAATCCATAATAACCATCTGCAGCCCAACCAGACAAAACATATTGTTCTTTTATCTGTGGATAGATGTATAGAAATGGGAATGTACATTCGAATTGTGTTTTCTTTCTACATCCCAATTTAACTAAATTATGAAAATCTTCTATCAATCTATTTGTTGGTATAGTAACACCAACGAATTTCCAATTTCTCATTTGAGCAATATCTTTTGCTTTGTTATAATCATAAGATGGTTCATTATCTAATCTAAAACTATATGCAGTTATCTTCTTTCCAAGTCTTTCAGCTGCAAATGCAACAGAGATAGAATCAACACCACCAGACAATAATACTGCAACTTCTTTTTCTTGAACAGAATCATCTACTTCATATGTTAATATTTTGTCTATCATTAAATGGTCAAAAGTATTTTTCTTTTTAAATATTAAATCCCAGTTTGAATCAAACTGTTTTATGTCCACTTTAAGTGGTCTTCTTTTATCACCTTTTCCAGCCATTAGAAAAACTCCTCTAGTGTTCCTTGTGTTCCATAACTACCATCAATCTGCCATTGTATAATACTAGTAATAAATTTTAATGGTTCTACAAATGACTTTTCAAATTGCATATCATAATCTACTATAGTATGTAAGTTTAATTCTTTAGGTAACTTAGTCATAAATGATATAGAAGTTGATTGATACACATTTGGTATTTTCATATGTAAAAATTTAATCTTATCACCCTCTTGTATAAAAGGATATTTTCCTTGTAATTTCTTTTCTCTTAAAAGATGATTGTATAATATTGCACCTTTACAATGTATTGGGGCTCCTTTCTTAAATAGATTATGTGATTCAGTCCATTTTAATAATCCATTTACTGAGCGTGGGTACGCAACCATTTCTGGTTTTAGTGTCATAAACTCTTTTCTAAAATCTTGTATAAAACTATTTAGCACTTTAGAATCTTCGTTCATAATAATAACTAATGCTTCTTTAATCTTTTCACGACATGGTGCTGGTGTTGATGACTTCACAGCTTCAACACCCATAATTTTTAATTTGGGTTCTTTATAACGAACACCTTCAACATCATGTGTATTTAAAATATATCTTTTCTTTGCAACCCAAATACCTTTGTCTGCAATCACTTCTCTTTTCATTTCCATTTTTTGTTCGTATGCATTTACATAGTCAGCGAGTTCTTGATAAGCTTTATCAATAAAAGGTTCGATTTTATCTGTAGCCACTTTGTCCAAGAAGTCAACGATTTTGGATTTGTCGGTTTCATCTTTGAATACTTTGCCAACAAGTTTGTCAAAGCATATATACACCGAGTCCGTATCTGACGCAATAATGTAATCTTCTGCATCTGTTTTAAGTATTTTATTAAGATACCCATTAAGAGCACGTTCAATGAAACGAATAGCAAATTGACCACTGGTAGTAATTGCTTCAGCGACCAAAATATTATAATACCTAAACCAGTTATTACCAATAGCACCATATACACTATTAAGAGAAATCTTTTTGGCCATTTGGATATTATTAAATTTCGAAATTGTTTTTTTAAGTTTTGGGTCTTTAGTTCTTTCATAATCTTTCTTTGCTTCTAACATTAACTGTTTGTATTTCACCCTATCATCATACATTTTTTGCATGAGTTCGGGTAGAAAACCTTTAGTAGTTGTTTTAAACAAAGCTCCATTTGGTGTAAGAGTTACACCTTTTAATATAGATGTATCTATTTTTTTATCTAACATTTTATCAACAGTTATGTTTTTAACTTTTTGGTTTGCAACTAATGTTTCTGGTGAAATATTATATTGCATAATTAAATGTGGGTATAGTGAATTTAAATCAAATGACATTACCCATTTATGTAAACCGACTTGTGGGTCTTTTACATATGCACCTTCAAACTTTTCATCTTTATTTCTTTGAATTTTTTGTGGTATAACAATATTCTTTTTTCGAAGTTCATTGTAAATTAATATATCCCAGTATTTAACTGAACCAAGTACATCCATATAGTTAACTTTAGCATCATAAGCCATAGTTAAACATAGTTCAATCAATCTCATTTTGTCCTCTAATCTATCCACGATTTCTACATCTTGTATGTTGTAGTCAATGAACGATTGGAAGTCCTTTAAGTACCATTCTCGGAATGTTTCGTATGGATTGTCATCCTTAGACTCTCCTAACTCTACATGCGCGATATGGTCAAGTCTGTAACTCTCACGATTGGTGTATGTAAACTTCCTATACAAATCATAGTAATCTAGATGAGATACACCTTGTATATCAAATACTTGATGTTTTCTACCCATTTTAAAAACTTCTCTACCTGTAACATTACCCCAAGGTGAAAGTCTATTCACTTCTTTTTCATCATATAAATTTTTAATACGATTACAAATGTAAGGTACATCAAAAAATTCTGTATTCCAGCCTGTAAGAACATCTGGTTGATTTGATTGCCAGAAAGATAAAAACTCTTGTATTAATTTTTCTTCTGTATCACATTTTACATAAGTAACATCTTCTCTTGTGTTTTTATATTCACCTGTGCCCCAAACCAATATTTGCTTGTTTTGATGATTTTTAATTGTGATTGATAGTAATGGTTCAATTGCTTGTTCTGGGTTTGGAAAACCATTTTCACATGCAACTTCTATATCCATAGTTACAACAAGAATCTTATCTATATCCCATTTTACATGATTAGGATATTCATCTGAAATATAATTATATTGAAATAAAGTATTACCAAAGATTAGATGTGGTTGGTCTTCATAAGACTTTAACCATTCCTTTGCCTCTTTCATTGTATTATGTTTTACAGGCGTGACAAATTGCCCATCAAGGGTTTTGTGTTTAGTTTCTTTGATTACTTTACAAAAGAGAGTAGGCGAATACTTAACCTTTCGATTAATTCTTTCTCCATCCACATATTCTCTAACAAGTAGAGTATTACCCCAAGGGGTTACATTTGTATAAAAGTTCATAATATAAGTGCCAGTATACTAGGCTCAACATGTTTTGTCAATTGTTATTTGTTTTCTTCTTGTAAAAATTCTTCTGCAGTTTCAGGATAGAATGAGTTTAGTGTTGCAAGTTTATCAGAAGCATCTGCCAACTTGGTCATTTCTAAATCTACTGCCCCAACTAGGTCTGGGTGTTCACCGATACCAACTGGGTTCTTTATATAAACATCAATGTTTACTTTTGCAGCTGCAACTTCAGCTTCATATTTTTTTCTTAGTGCATTTATCATTTTAATTACCTATAGTCTATATCGTTATTATCACCTCGCTCTATATAACTAGATAGAACGAATTTCCTGTCTGGGTTTACTGCTACCTTTAGTCTAGTTAGCAATTCTCTGTTAATTAAGAATGTACTTTTTGAATCCCTTGTTGTTAATCCTATTGGTACATCTTTATATAATTTATTATTAAATTTTAAATCTACTAATACTATTGGTCTTTTATCTATTTTATCTACATGTGTAGGATGTGATACACCAACTATGTTATTAGTAAATTTTTTACCATCTCTTTCCCATCTAGCTGTCTTACCTTTTATTTCTAATTTGTCTACATGAAACATGGATGCTTTAGTTCCGTTCCCTGTATCAAACTTAGCACGAAATGGGCCAAGTCCTACAATTTCTAATCTCTCTACATATCCAGCAACTTGTGTTGAACCTACAAAACGACTTTTAACTTTTCCAATGTGTGTAACTATTTTTTCAATTAGTCTTTCGTTGGTTGTTTTCTCACCTTTACTATTTCCAAAGTTAGAACCAATACCTGGCGAACCATTACATTCTAAAATATATGCTTTACCATTTACGACTGAGTGGTCTACTCCAACCATGTATGCACCAGTAGAACGATATGCATTTAATATTAAATCTATTTCATCTTGTGAAAGTTTATAAGGAAATGTTTCTGCTCCTCTATGTCTATTAGAACGAAAATCTTCTTTTGGTTTTACTCTTTTAGTAGAAGCAATAATAACACCATCTACTACAATGGTTCTAACATCAAATGGCATTTCTAGATATTCTTGTATTAATAGTTCTGCATTAAATTTCCATAATGATTGAACAACAGATATCATACTTTTAAAATCATTTACTATTGATACACCAATACCCTGTGTACCAGTAATCGTTTTTATGATAACTGGAAATTTTCCACCTATTCTTTTGTGTGCATCTACAACTGAATCTTCGTTATTAATTAATGATGTTTTAGGTGTTTGTATTCCATTCTGATGAAAGGTAATATAAGATGTCATTTTATTATCACAAGTTAACATACCATCTCGGTTGTTAATCATAAATGCACCTGCCTTTTCAAAAGTAGAAAGTAATGCAAGTCCTACTTCATTATCTAATACTCCAGCACGAACAAACACGACTGTTTTAGATATATCAAAGTCTAGTCTTTCTCCCTCTACATTTGATATAGTTAAAGTGCCTTTGTCTAAATCGTTATCTGATACCCATGCTTTTTTTGTATTAACAATATGACATGGAATATTATTTTTATCTGAATATTCTTTAAGTTGGTTTGCAACCACTTCTTCTGTTGATGAAGATGTTCTAGTTAAAACAGCTATTTGAATATTACCATCATTCACATTTTCTTCTGTGATGAATGATTTAAATTTTTCCATAATATATTTACTCTGAGTTAGGTTGCCATTTACCTATTGATTCTTGTTTACCTTTATAGTCTGCAAGTGCAGCTTTGATAGCATCTTCTGCAAGAACTGAACAATGAATTTTTACAGGTGGTAGTGCAAGTTCTTCTGCAATATCACTATTTTTAATTTTTAAAGCTTCATCTACACTTTGTCCTTTAACCCATTCTGTTAATAGACTTGATGATGCTATGGCAGAACCACATCCATAAGTTTTAAATTTTGCATCTGTTATGATACCATCATCACCTACTTTGATTTGAAGTTTCATTACATCGCCACATGCAGGGGCCCCGACCATACCAGTACCAACTGATGAATCTTTTATATCGAGTGTTCCTACATTTCTAGGATTCTCGTAATGGTCTAAAACTTTATCTGAATATGCCATGTTATACCTCTCTCTTTTTACCTATGTTATATTTAGTTTCCAATATCCACTCATCTTTCTCTTTAAAAGAAATTATTTTTATTTGACTAAGTGGTGCGATAGGTTCTGGTGTAGCTTTCATTTCTACTAATCCCCAATCACTTAGAAGTTTTACTATTGTATTTCTTCTTCCAATATCATTTTCTGATAAGTTTGTATCCTTACCATCAAGTGCAAATAATTCTTTGAAGTGAACTATAAAATATCTTCCTTGTTTGTGTAGTATATGACAAGACTGATATAACTTTTTTTCTTTTCTAGAAGCAACTCCGATACGAGATAATGTTTCTCTAACCTTTAGGAAGTCATCTGGTTCTTTTAGTAGAACCTCAAACATCTGCTCCTGTGTCCATTGTATATTATTTTCCATTTCTTCCACCTTTATTCAATCTATCCATGATAGTATTTATCTGTTCATCATTTAGTATATTAAGAGCTGATTTTGCTTTTTCATTACTATATCCATAATACTCTTTAACACTTTCTAAATGTTTTTCTTTCTTCGCTTTCAACCAAGGTGTGTACCTTTGTCTTGTTCTAAGAGTATTTAGTAAAAAGTCAAATTGCAATTTCTTATCTGTTTGATGATGTATATTCATTTCATTTACTAGGAAGATAGTGTCTTTAAATGGAGCAAGACATTTGTTCACAATATAAGCAGGATATTTCTTTTCCCACATATCATCTTCACTATCCATAAGTTTTTCTTTGGAAGAATTGATAGCTTTTAAGTATTCTTTTAATTCGTAACTCATTTTTCTAACTTACGCCATGGTATAGTTTCTGGGAAGTTAATTTCGTTATACATATTTACACCATCTCCAGCAACTTGTACACCACTTGATTTACTAAAACCTTTGTATGACATATTATATGCAATACTTCTTCTTTCACCAGAACCCAAAAATGGATATACTAGATGATTCAAACTATTAGGAAACATTAATAATCTGCCAGGTTTAGGTTCTACTACAAAAGAACCTGTAGTGAATAAATCAACTTGATTGCAAAAATTAAATTCTATATTACCATCCATTCTACTTTTACCTTTTATGTTTCTAGGTTTCATAGCTGGTACTTTTAAATATAGTACGGCACTTATCTGACAATGTGAATGATTGTGTTGTGGATTATATTCATTTTCATATTGTGATACAGACCAAATAGATTGCATTTGAGTTTGTATAGGTGACATAGTTTCTAATATATTTTTTTGACCAGCATTTATATAACCTTGTTCAACATAACTTTTAGCCATTGCATGAAATATGTCCATGACTTTTTTTTCTTCTAACATAGAATGTGGAATTTCACTTTCAGTTTCAATTTGTCCAGCAAGTCTATGACCCATATCTTTTTTATCTTTAATTACATCAACAATTCCATTGAGTGTTTTTATAATACCCTCTGGTAATTGTGCCATCATAACTAAAGGCCCAAAAGGTTTTAATACTTGGACATCTTTTATTTCCATTTCACATCCACCATGATTTCTGTTAGACAAGCCAGTAAGTTTATTTCTTGGTCTGCCACAAATGCTGACTGATACTGATACTTTGCGAGTATAAGAACTGCATGAGGTATAGTACCGGCAGTAGCATGAGTGTAAAGATTATCATAAATCCTACGAAAAATCCGTACAGGGTCATTATCAAGATTATGCACAATCCACTTTCGCACATTTGTGAATTCCTGAGCTTTGAGTGCAACCATAAGTTCATTTATATTTACCTCTGATATATTTACAAGAATACCAGCATCTATTTGACCTGATGTAGAATATCTTTGTAATTCGTTTATTGTTCTCCGCCAATCTGGGAAGTATTTAGTTAACACTTCCATTACAACTCTTGGCTCGTATTTTACATTCTCTGATTCAAGAATATCTTTAACACGACCAAAAAAGTCTTTTGCAAGTTGTGGTTTATTGTCTTTTGCAATAATAAAATCAATTACACTACATCTTGAATGTAATGGTTCTATTAATCTGTTCTTATAATTACAAGTAAGAATGAATCCACAGTTCTTGTGAAATTCTTCCATAAACCCACGAAGTGCAGGTTGTGTAGATTGAGGATTTAAATAGTCTGCTTCATCAAGTATCACATACTTACGACCACCTTCTAGTGATACAGTTGAGGCAAAGTTTTTAATTTTATTTCTAAGTACATCAATACCAGATTCTTCTGAACCATTTACGAGTAATGATGTTGCACCAATTTCATTAAGCATTGCTTTGGCGACAGTAGTCTTACCGACACCAGGCCCACCTGATAAAATTAAGTTTGGTACATGTTTGTCTTTTACAAAGTCTTTAAAAGTTTTCTTTAAGTTCTCTGGTAAAATACAATCATTGATTCGAGCTGGTCTATGTTTTTCGACCCATAAAAAAGTTTCCATAATATATAATCCAATTTGTTATTCATAAGTTGATTCTGGCTCAAGTGCTACCCAATACTCTACATCTTTATTTGAAGATGATAGGTGACTAATATTCTTTGATGATATTTCTACATCATAGTTACCATCCATAACTTTTAGATTTTCGACTGTAAAGAAACAGTTAAAGTTACCTTCTGATGTTGTAGTAACATCTAGAGAAAAAGTATTTGCAGTATCATTCTTTTTATCTTTTACAGTTAAGAATGAACCTGTATCTTTTCTTTCTAAGACTAAATCTGGTGCGCCTATAACGCCTGCAGCTCTTTTTAGTTTAGTTAAGTCTTCACCTTTTAATGAAAATGTAACTTCCTTACTTGGCATCTTAATTGTTTTACTTGGTGTAGTTACAACTGATGGGTCTGAATAAAAATACTTCAAAAAGGTTGTTGTGTTTTCTTCTTTGATTGTTACAAATGACTCATCAAATTCTAAGACAGGACTTTTAAACAAAGATAGAGAAGCAAGGAATTCATTTAGGTCATAGATTGCTACTTCCTTTTTGAATGATTCTTCGACTTCTGCTTTTGCTACAATGTTTTTCATTGCAGACATTGTTGTTAAAGTATTGCCTTCTTTAATTACAAGGTTTTGGTTTATTGTTGCAAAGTTTTTTAAGACTTCGACTGTGTGTTCACTTAGTTTCATAATATACTCCGTTTATTTAATTTTTTTCTCAACTAAATTGAAATTAGCTGACATTGTTCTTCTTTCACCTTCTCCAAAAAATGGCATAACACAATGTTGTAACCAACTAGGAAATAATAATAATAATCCCTTTTTTGGTTTTACATA